AACTAAGATATCACAAATTTCTTTGAAATTTTTGAGAGATTGTAATGAGAATTTTTTTCCCTTTCTGATACAATAAATTGCTACTCCCAGAACAAATTCAAAATTTCCTTCCAAATATGGTTCTCGCAAAAAGTCAGTCAAGTCATCTTCTACCCTATCGAATAATTCTTTATCGGAATATTCCTGGACATATTCCATAACATTATCATTACAATAGCTATCGTAATCCCAAGTAGGCATTTATTATATTTGTTTAAGATAATTAAATAAAAAATCAATTTTTATGATTCTTCTTCAGATGAAGAATCAGAGGTGAAACTATCCTCTTCTTCTTCTCCTGATGAATAAAACCCTCCAGCTTTCTCGAAATCATCAATATCCTCTTCAGTGGGAAAATTGTTGTAAATTGCCCATTGTTCTACATCTGGATGGTTAGAAAAATACTGATCTATTTGGTCAGATGAGTAGGAACTTTCCTCAGAAAGTGGAAATACTTCAATATCATTTGTCTTTTTGTTGAAATAAAGAGCCCATGTCATTAGATAAAAGTCCTAAAATAAAAATTACATAATTCCGCACGAATTGCACCAGTTGCAATAGCCAGAAGTATTTTGACCATCTTCTTCAAAAAGAAAGTATTCACCATTTGAACTATATTTAACAGTCTGTGATCTATAATAATCTTTAAATCCTTCTAAATTATTAAATTGATTGGGATTTTTTACATAATCATTGAATATACGATCTACCAAACATCCAAAAATATCAAGAATATCTTCATTTAATTTTTTTTCAAAATAACAAGCATTATACATATTACATTTTTGTTGAATAAGTTCTTTTGGAATTTTTTTAGCAGAATTATCTTTAATTGTTCCTATTAAAATAATATTTTTATAATAATGATTATCTTGATATAATTGGTTAATCCAAGAATCAATGTTTTCGAAACTAATAAGATCATTCAGATTAAAAAAAAGAAGAGCACCAACGCATGTATTAAAATATATTTTATTGAGACTGTTAAAATATCTGTTACCTGAAGTATCCCAGACATGTATTTTGCAAGTTTTTCCATTAAAAAGAAATGTAGTGGAGAAGAAATCAACACCGATTGTTGGAGTAGTCGTGTAATTATAATTGTTGCTTGAGTTTTTTAACATAGTTGTTTTTCCACTTGCTTGATCACCTAATAAAACAATTTTAAACAAGAAATCATTCATATAGTTTTTTTATCTAAAAAAATAATTTTTTTCTAGGATAAAAAAACTAATTTTTGATAAAGAACAAATTTCTTGGGATTTTGAAATAAACCGGTCTTTGCTTTAAATTTTCCGCCTTAGTGTCTCCACTAGTACAAAAGACTCTGCCTTCAACTTTATAGAATTTTAAACCTAAATCCATTGCCTTGGTTGTGTTGAGGTAAATCTTGGTCCAATTCTTTTCTTCTTCTTCATCTTCACCATAATGAGGAGGATGAAGATTCGTCCAGAACTTACAAGACTTATGTCGGATTTCAAGGTCTCTTGACAAAATTTCTTCAATTTCTATCTTTTTGCAACATAGGAAAACTTCCATAGATTTCATTTTTTCAGCATCCAATTCTTCTTCAGCAATAAGTTCCGGTCTTACCTTTGGAAGGGTATGTTCAAAATTGCTTCTGATCATCAAAACTCCGGAAACCATATTCATGTTAAACCAAGTTAATGCTTCAGGAATAATAAGAGCCTGGATCAAATGTGAAACATTAATCTCGAAAAAGTAATCATTTTTGTTACCTGTCATTGCCTTCTTGACGTTGTCCGAAATACAGTAATTTGTGTTTAGTATTTTTAAAAATGTTTCAACAGGGATGTAACCATTTGGTAGCATTGCAGATTCAATCTGTTTGTGAACACGAGTTAATTCTGGCATGCCATGGGGTAATATTTTTTTCATGAGTTTAATCAAAGGGTTAAAGTTAAGTTTTTTATCATTCTGGTTCATAAAACGCTTCTCAAAGCTTTTGGACCACCTACCGTAACTTTTAAACATGGGGACGTTCATGCTCTTTAACATGACGAAAATGTTAGACTTTTATTAAGTTTTTCTGACAAATCTCTTTAAAAAGTACTATATTTGCTTTCAATTTTTTCGTATTTCTGTCAAATTTTTTTTTCAGTATAAATCAATGTTCAAAAATTATTCTGCTTCAAAAATACAATATGCCTACCAAAAATTTTTAAAATGCGAAAGAGATCCTAAAGAATTATGTAAAATAATGGTCACAAGCTTAATAATTACTAAAAAAGGGACTATAAAAAGAAGTACTCGTAACATTGAAATACCATCTCCAATTGATCCTATTTATCGACAGCCATATCATGAAAAAAAGAGAATTCGAATAGTGGAGTGGCACAATGGATATAAAAGTGCCTGTGTTTGGCATTTTAATATAAATACCTTAATTGATTGGATTAATCTCACAAAGAAATGGACAAATCCAATGACAAATTGTCTTTTTTTAAATGAAACTATAGATCGAATAAGTAATTTTGTGAGTTCACGTGGCTGTAAAAAAAAAATAAAAACACCAATTATTTATAACCAATTACAAATACCATTTGGAGTACAATTATCATTTGTACCAGGTATAAATAACAAACTTGATCTCTTATTAAAATATATTGAAGAAAATAATCATGAAGGTGTTGAATACATATTGATTACAAATCATGAGGGAAATAATTTTAAGTTAGATTGTATAATAGATAGAAGTATCTATATGGACGAAACGAATGAAACAATTTATCCGGTTACTTTGTTTTCTTATGCGATTTATTTGGGAAATATTGAGATAATAAATCAATTGATATATTTTGGGTGTAATATTGAGAAAAAGGTGGGTAAAAATGGATATTCTCCACTTCATTTGTGTGCGATATTGGGGTATAATCAATTGGGACGACTTTTGATAATTAATGGAGCAAATATTGATGAGATGTGTAAATTCAAGGGTAAGAGTTGTAGTATGTTTGAGATTTGTGATATGATAGAGGGTAGTGATTTTATCGAGGAGATTATGAAAATTAATTAGAGAAGTTTCCATTTTTTTGGACTTTTGGTAGAACGTCCAGAAAATTTTTGTCCATCAGAATCATATCCATTATCATTATATTTCTGGAGTTCTTCAATTTCTTCGCTTTCAGTATCTTCAGAAATAGATTCATAATTTATATTTACAACTGGATGTTTATTTGGAACTCCTTCTTCAGAAATTATTTTTTTAATTTCTGGAATAGGCTTGAAAGATTGGACCATTGTCACAATCTCTTCCTTACTTTTGTTCCAGACATTTTTAGGATCCAACCTAAAAACACATATTTCACCTGTTTCTTGAAATCCCTCAACAATTGGTTCCAATTCATCTGGCCCAATTCTTTGAAGATATTTTTGTCCAAATGATGGAGACATTCTTGATTTGTTGTGTCGTGGATTTGGTGATGATCTAGGAGTTTTTGGGTTTGGAGAATTGGTTCGAGAGAGAACAGATGGGGAATTGTGACCAGAATTTATAGACGGAGAACTTTGCCCGGAACCATGGTTTGATCTTGGTGATTCAAGAAGTTCTAATCCTTTATCTCTTGCTTTCTGTCGAAAAGACTCAAAATTAGAGAAAGACAATTTTATTTTTTTTTCCATCAATATTCTTATACATTTAATTTGATCGAGTTTAAAAAACTATCAATTTTTTCTATAATATTATATGAACAAGTTAAAAGAATTTTTGAATCCTGTTCAGCAAGAGGCTATTTCTGATTATAATTTTATTGATAATAATGAATTGACTGTTGAAAAAATACGTCCGCGAGATTATATTAAATTTATGTATCGGTATAATTATCAGTTTATGGAAGGTGGTATAATTATAAGTACAGAAGAGTTTCCGATAGTTAAATTAAAAGCATATGAAAAAGGAAGGAAATTTTATAATCTGGATTTAACAAAAGTTTTCGTTTTTCACAAGAAGAATGTTAATGGTGTATCACGTCGTAATTTCTTTGAAGAATTGCTAAAAAATTTAGAAAGTGGTAAATTAAAAACAAAAAAATAATATCCTTAAAATATATGGAAACCATAAAAACATATTTAATAAACGATAATGGTGAATATAAATTAAAACAACATCATACCAACAATAAATTAATACTCAAAAATAGTTTTGAAGAAAAGAAAAATCAGAGAAAAATAGCACAATTAGCTAAAAATATGAAGGAAGTTAATGTTTCAAAAAATTTTAAAGCACCAAATGTTGTTAATACACAAATATTAACTGTAAAAAGAGAACCTTCAAAAAGGGTAAAAATGGAATATGAAAATTTTGAAAGAAAAACTCCAAATATAGGCAAGAGGATTGAAAGTATCGAAAGAGATATTTCCCCAAATATTCACAAAATACATGACGTTGAGGAAAAACAAAGAAAGTTTTTTAATAAAATATGTAAAATCATTGGAATTCATGGACAACCTCATGGGAAAATTATTCCATTTGAAAAATTAGATGATCCTTGTGTTGTAAAAGAATTATTTGAAATGCAATCTTTAATGAAAGAAGTTTTCCCAAGTAGCAAGCTTACTGCTTTACATAGTAATGCGATGAAAAAACAAACATTTCCGGGGGTCAATATGGTTAGACAGATTTTTAAAGAAATGGGTTACAGAATGAAACCTATTACTTATTCAGAGGGGTATTTGGGAAGTAAAAAATTAATTAGAAGAGAATATCAAATTATTAAAAATTAATTTATATATGATCTTTCTCCTAATGATAATGATATTTCTTGTGGTATTTTTAAAGATTCTGGTCTAACAAAATATAAAATATAAGGACTAATCATTATTTTATTTTTATTTTTTCTCATTCTATCAAGAAAATTAAAATCTTCTCCAGATGAAGGTATAAATTGTGCTCCTTCTTTGTATAATTTTGTTTTAATTGCAAAACTTATTCCCACTTGATTTAAAAAAAAGTTTGTTTGATTCAATTTTGGAAAAATAGTATCATTATTATGATTGTACATTCTAAAAATAATAATATCCAATACTTTACCTTTTTCACGTGAAAGTTTTTTTTCAGCTAAAAATCTTTGAACATATAATGGAGAAATAATATCATCATCATCTAGAAAACCAATCCATGGTGT